CTATACAAAGGACAAGGATGGGACATTGTGCAAGGTTACAAGGCACGAATCACAACCGATGGTGGCTATTATGAAGGTATCTCTTGTCTATTGCGTAAACTGAACAACTTATGAGCAACTTATTGAGTCAGGCATCGCTTGTGATGATACCAAGCGGATACAAAGAGGATGTTGTATATTCTCAAATTCCCACCAACGGAAACGGAGATTTATCCTTCACCCGTGCATCGAACGGAACGCGAATCAATAGCGCGGGATTGGTTGAGGTAGTGCCGTGGAATTTGTTGGAAAATACCGACACATTTAGCAGTTGGGATTTAGAGGGCGGAACGCTAACAAGTGGATTTACCGCCCCCGATGGCAGTTCAACGGCTTACAAATATGTTCAAATTCCAGGAGGGGGTTTATATAGTGGAAGTGGTGGCGTAACTGCGGATGTTAAATTTGCGCAAGTTTGGATTAAAAGCGTTTCAGGTGGTTCAATAACTTGTAACATTAGCGATGGTGCGGCTTTTTTTGGAACATTAAATGTAACGGGAGAATGGCAATTATTTACCGCTCCTTATACTGCAAATAGTCGTATTGGTTTATACCTTTATGCAATTTCAAACGCATCGGGAATTTATGTTTGGCATCCCCAAGTCAACATCGGAAGCACCGCAAAACCCTATTTCCCCACAACCGACCGATTAAATGTTCCACGCCTAACATACCAAAACGGGGGCGGGGGGTGTCCGAGTTTGTTGCTTGAACCGCAGAGGACGAATATATTTCCAAATAGCCAAACCACGGCAAACTGGTCATTTACCAATATGTCTCGTACTGCGAATTATGGGATTTCACCCGATGGAACGCAAAACGCAGACCTTTTATCGCCTACAACTTCGGGGAGTGTTACATTTCAAAGCGACATTACTACTTCAAGTTTGGTAATTGGTCAACCTTTTGTTGTTTCATTTTTCATTAAATTGAACGCTTCATTTACTTCCGATGCAGGTACAAACATTTTAGACATACGACTTTCGGGACCAACGGTTTGGTCACGACCAACCGTTCGTGTGAATTTAGAAACGGGAGAAGTTACAAGCATAAATAATGCAATTTACATTTCGAGCACCAATTTTGGGAATGGATGGTTTCGTATAACATTTGGAGCAACACCAACGGGGACGAGTGGCCAAGTTGCTTTGCAATCCCCAACGAGTGTAACTATGAATGGGGGTTCTTTTTACATTTGGGGGCTTCAAGGCGAAGCCAACGCAACCTATGCGACTTCGTACATACCGAGTCAAGCATCAAGCGCAACAAGGGTGGCGGATGTATGCACAAAAAATGGAATTGGTGCATTGATTGGTGGAACAAGCGGAACGGTCTTTTTTGACATCAAAACAAACCCCGTTTTAAGTTCGGCATCTTATAAGCAATTTTGTTATTATTTTGATTCTGCATCTGCTCAAAGTTATATGTATCTAAATTCTGCAAATCAACTTTCAACCAATTCAAATTGGGGCAGTTTTGTGTTTGCAACTCCACTTGTTGCAAATACAAGATATAAAATTGCATTGGTATATGCGCCTAATGATTTTGCTTTATATGTTAATGGTGTAAGCGTTGCAACGGCATCAAGTGGAACGCCCAAAGACAATGCAGATATTACAATAGGTCAATTAGCAGGAACCGAATATTGCGAATTTGTATTCAATCAATACACACACTTTCCGTCAAGATTAACAAACGCAGAACTTGCCTCACTTACAACAATTTAAGCAATGACAAAAACCTTTCTCAAATTCGAGTTCACCCCCGCCGAATGGGCAACCCTTCGCAAGTTAATACAACAAACCACAACCAGCCCCGACGGGGAAACCATTACAACTTGGAAAGATTGCGCAGTTGTAGAAATTGGGTTTATTTGTTTAGAGTGGGGAACGGAAGATGACAAACCCGTTTGCACAAAGCAAAGCGACAAATGGGCGGTAGACATTCTGTTCTATTCAGAACCACCCGCATCATTCGCCCCGTTTGAGGTTTACCCAAATCCGTGCGGTGTGCATACTTTTTCGGGTGATGACAATTTGTATTTGAAAACCTTTTGCAAGAAGTACCCAGAGAGTGAGTACTGCAAACTTCCAGAGCCACAAATTGAAAGCGTTAAATAATGAAACACTTTGAGAACGATACTATCGCTAACATCGCTACGGGTATTTCTTGCTCGTCTGCGGTGCTACATTTTGCGACCACTTGGCAACCTCTTTTTTCTCTTATTCTGGCTCTTGTTGGTATTGTATCGGGATTGTTCGCGATTCGTTACTACGCTAAAAAAATCGAGAAACTAGATGGCAAAGACTAGCAATACTAGTGTCTTTAGAGCGAAGCCAAAGAATAAACTTCGTAGACATACTAAGCACGTCAACAAGCACAAAAGCGCAAAGCCGTATAAAGGTCAAGGCAAATGATAGATAGAATCTTCAAGAATTGGAAGACTACTGCTCTAGGAATTGGAGTGATTATTGCTTCATTCGTACTCGTATTTTTTGAGAAGACGACATTGAGCGAGGTTTCTGTATTCTTAGGCGGTGGATTTATGATGCTATTTATCAAAGACAAAAAAGAATAAACGCTATTTACTAGTAATGAACTTCGAGAGACTTCAATTTCACGAGAATAAACTACCGACATTCAAAGAGAATAAGTCGAAAGACATATACAACTTTGGAGATGACAACTTGTACCCCGATTTACTAGTAGACTTGTTCTCTAAATCACCTAAACACAACGCAATCGTATCGTCAAAAGCGTCATATGTTGCAGGTGTAGGAACTGCTATCGTAGGTGAGAACACACAAGATGTAGCAAAAGCAGAAGCAAAACTAAAGTCAATCAACACATACGAGTCGTTTGAAGAAGTAAAGCAAAAAATCGCTTACGACTTAGAGTTGTTCAATGGCTTTGCAATCGAAGTAATTTGGAATCGTGCGAAGACTGCCATCGCAGAACTTTACCACTTACCTTTCAAGAATGTACGAGTAGGTTTAGACTACTGCTATTATTATAGCGAAGATTGGTCAAATCGTAGAGAAGAGATTGTTCACTACAACCCTTTTAACGAGAACACTCGCGAGTCAAAGCAGTTGTTCTACTACAAGATGTATCGCCCCGGTCAAGGTGTGTACCCTTTGCCCGACTATGTAGGTGCGTTGAAGTATATCGAGATTGACACAGAAGTTTCAAATTGGCATTTGAACTCTATCAAGAATGGCTTCTCAGCGCAAACCTTGATACAAATGTTTAAGGGTGTACCTACGCCAGAAGAAGCGAGAAAGGCAAAGCGTAGATTCAAAGACTCATATCAAGGTACAGACAACGCAGGAGGTTTGATATTGATGTACAACGACCCGAACGAAAGAGAGTCGATTGTATCTAACATTCAACCTAGCGACTTCGACAAACAATTTGATATCTTGAACAAGACGGTTCAACAAGAGATTTTTGTAGGTCACAAAATCAACTCTCCTATGTTGTTTGGTGTTCGTGTAGAAGGTCAACTTGGTGGTCGTAGCGAAATGATTGAAGCATACGAGATGTTTCAACAATCGTATGTAGAACCTCGTCAAGGTAAAATGGACGAGCAACTTACATACTTGTTCTCTTTTATCTCTCCTGTAAAACTTGAGACTATCAACAAACCACCTCTAGGACTTGACTACTTAGACTTGTACACTCGCAACTTGATATCAAACGAAGAAGCGCGTAAAGAGTTGGGATTGCCAGAACTTTCTACCGTGAAGATTCAATCAAACTTGAACGACGCAATCAACTCTTTGAGTCCTTTGGTAGCGAACAATGTCTTGTCAAATATGACAATCAACGAGAAGCGTCAACTTGCAGGTTTACCGCCAATCGCAAATGGAGACAATATCGCAGGTGCAGAAGCAGTCGCTTTATCAAAAGCAAACCCTTTCGGTTGGGATGATGAGCGCGACTTGAAAGTTTTCTCTCAATTTGGTGAAGATGCTTCTCTCTTTGAAGAAGTGAAAATGACTTTCGCTAGTGACATCGAGAAAGCAATCTTGAACACAATCAAAGAAAACAAGGGTATCACAATAGGCGAAGTTGTTAACATCATAGACGCAGACTTGTTGAAAGTGTCTCAAGCAATAGACAACTTGAATAAGACGGGTATGATTCAACCCGCAGAAGGTGGTTTGACAATCACAGACGACGGCTTGAGAGAAATCGCAGACATTCAAACTGAGTTACTCGTACGCTATAAATACGAGAAAGCACCAAACACAAAAGGCGATATCATCA